TGAAGATGGCAACATGGAGCAGCTACCAGATGTCCACCCCGAACGCCTTCTTCATGCTCAGCTGGGCATTGAGGGGGCAGAGGAGGAGATCAACACAACACAGGAGCTGATCAAGAACCTTTCGCACATTCTTATTACCCGGAGAATGAGGCAACTAATCTTGGAGACACACAACCACAACTGATACATGGCCACACCTGAACAACTCGATCGTCAGTTTCATCGAGAACTGGAGGCACGCAGGGAAGCCATCAAGAGGCTTCGGGAACGCACACGAGTGGCCGAAGAGCGGTCCTATGCCAGCTCTACGGTCTATGGGTCGGCGTTCATCAATAGCGGCCTCCAAAAGATCACAGAGAACATCGAAACGAAGATCAGCCACATCACCCGTGGTTGGGCTTCGGACAAGGCAGCAGCAGCCATGGTGATCAAGGACTGCGATCCGTGTGTCCTTGCTTTGATTACGGCAAAGGCTGTGCTTGATGTGCTTGGCAATCGCAAGGTAGAGAAGCCAACCTACACTGCGGTTACTCATCGCATTGGAACCTTGATCTATGATCAGATTCTGCTGGATGACTTCCACGCCAAGCACAAGGACCTGTTTGATCAGGCAAAGAAGCATATCCACCACAACAAGGGCTATTCGTATCGGGTCCAACGCTATCGGGCCACGATGCGAAAGCACGACATCAAGGCTCCACGATGGTCATCTGCCGTCAAGGTACTTGTTGGTGGATGGCTGCTTGATCGGCTCTGTGAGGCAACTAGTTGGATTGGCGTCAGCTGCCACCGTACATCCGCCAAGAAGACCCAGAACGTCCTGGTGTACCAGCCAGAGTTTCTAAAGGCCAAGGAGGCGCTTATGGAGCAGGCTGAAGCCTTTGCAGCATGTATGTGGCCCATGCTGTGTGAGCCGAACGACTGGTCAGGGGACACCAACGTCAGCTCTGGTGGGTACCTCACCAACGAGCTGAGACGCCTCACGACCCTGATCCGAGGGACCCGCTTCAAGAAAAGGCACTTGCCCCTATACGGAAGCCGGGCACTAGCCATGCTGAACCGTCTCCAGAAGGTCCCTTACCGGATCAACAGCCGCGTCCTTGACGTAGCCAACTTCTGTATGGAACGCCGCATCACTGTGGGTAAGTTCCGAGCTGAGGAGCCATCACCTCCACCGCCAAAGCCAGACCCCTGGGAATCAGCCTCCGAAGAGGAGAAGCTGTACTATCGACGGACTCGAACAGAGATCGAAGATAGAAACGCAGGACTGGCGCAGAAGAACTACAGAACCACAGAGGCAGTCTTTGTGGCGAACAAATACAAGGACGATGTCTTCTGGATTCCCTGGTCATTTGACTTTCGGGGCCGTTGCTATCCAATTCCCACAAGCCTCAGCCCTCAGGGAACTGACTTCGACAAGAGCCTCATCTACTTCAATGAGGAGGGTCCTGTTAATGAGTGGTGGTTAGCCTTTCAGGTTGCTACTACCTATGGACTGGACAAAGCAACGATGGACGATCGAATCCAATGGACTCGGTCTAACCATGAGTTGATCAGCAGGATTGCTGAAGATCCAGAGGGAACAATTCCTGAGTGGTCAAAGGTTGAGGAGCCCTGGTGCTTCTTGGCTGCTGCCATTGAGTATCATCAATGTGTCATCACAAAGGAAAAGCAGACATCTGGCCTTCCTGTGTCTGTTGATGCTACCTGCTCTGGTCTTCAACATCTATCGGCTCTTGCGCTTGATAAGACTGCTGCTCAGATGGTCAACGTGGTTCCCACCAATAAACCATCTGATGGATATGCCATCGTTGCTGAAAAGGCCAAGGATGTACTTCCAAAGCATCTTCACCACCTGATGAACCGCAAGGTGACCAAACGCACCGTCATGACCACACCCTATGGGGTCACTGAGGGCAGTGCACGGGACTACATCAGGCAGGAACTCAAGGGGGTGGAGTTGGAGAAAGGAGAACTACAGGCAATCGTCAAGGCTGTCTATCGGTACGCAGTGAGGCAGGTCTTTGCTGGTCCGTGTGCGTCCATGACATTCATCCAACGGGTTGCTGGACAGAAGATCAAGGAAGGCAATGCCACCATTGAGTGGACAACCCCTTCTGGATTTCATGTCATTCAGGAATACCGGAAGATTGAACTCAAGCCTGTTCAGACACGTCTCCTTGGTCAACGGATGCAGACCTGGCTCAACAAGGAATGGGAGGACAGACAGGTCGATCTCAATAGATCAAAAACTGCTGCCAGTCCTAACCTGATTCATAGCCTGGATGCTGCTCTACTTCATCTGGTCTTTGCTGACTGGACTAAACCATTCACTGTCATCCACGACTGTGTGCTTGGTAGGTCCTGTGACATGGATCAGATGGCCTTTGCAATACGGGACAAGTTCGTTGAGATCTATTCCCAGCCGATCCTTAAACAGTGGTCGGAATCTCTTGGGGTGGAGTTCGACGAGTCCGTAATGCAAAATACTTTGGACATCAATGATGTTCAATCCTCTGCTTACTTCTTTTGTTAAACATGGATCAATCAATTCCTGTTCAAGAAAACATCAACGAAGCCATTGAGCTGACTGGATTCAACCCCCATGTTGTTGAGTTTCTTTATGCGGAGTATGAGGAGAACAGGGCTGGCATTGATCAGACCTTCTTCGAATATCTTGGAGAGCTGCTGGGTGATGCTTCCTTTGTGATTGCTGCTTCAAAGGGTTTCAGCGTTGATGGTTGTCTGGCTGCCTATGAGGTTGGCTATGACATCGTCACTGAAGGCTTTGCCGAAGAGGATCTGGAAAGCATCATCGATCGCATTGAGATTGCTGGTCTTCCCTCAACGGAAGATGAAGACTGATCACGCGCATCCTTTAACAAACCACCGCTACCTACTTATGTCCGAAGGACGTTTCATCATCACCACCACCCTGGAAGGCTACATCAACGCCCTCAAGCCATCGGGTAAGTTCAACAACTGCTCGATCAGCTTTTGCATTCCTCAGGACCAGCTAGGAACGTTTGACGCAGCCTATGACAAGGCCATTGCCGTGGCCAAGAACAAGATGTCAGGCAAGCGTCACACCGAAGAGCTTCCTAAGTGGGACGACGAGGGTCTTGTCAAATACTCCTATGGTGGAGATGCTTCTGCCCCTATGTTCCCGTGGGTGGATACTGATGGCGTGCCAATTGATCTTGATACTCAGATCTGGAAGGGTACAGTTGTTAAGTTGATTATTGATCTTCGCCCCTACGCATTTGGCACTAAGGTTGGTTGTTCCCTCAAAGTACGAGGGGCTCAAATTCTCAAGTTGGTTAGCTCTGGAGGTTCTGATAGCGGCGGGCTGGATGAAACTGAAGTGGCAGCTCTCTTTGGCAAAGCGGATGGATTCAAGGCTGATAGCCCTTCTTTTGAACCCACCACAGACCCCGGTCCCGGTCCTGCTAACTACGAAGACGACGATCTTCCGTTCTGATGCCAAAGTACCGGAGCCGACTTGAAGAGAAGCTGGCCCGGTGGTTCGAACTCAATGGGCAACCGTTTGAGTATGAGACACTGCGTCTTAGTTACACCGTTTCAGCTGTATACACACCAGACTTTATTTTGCCGAATGGGGTCATTCTGGAAGCCAAAGGCTACTTCAAGCCTGAGGATCGAAGGAAGATGCTTGCCGTAAAAAAGCAACACCCTGATCGGGACATACGTCTGGTGTTTCAAGCACCTTACAATACACTCACGAAGGACAGCAAGACCACCTATGCTATGTGGGCGGAGAAGCATGGCTTTCTGTGGGCACCTTCCCATAACATTCCCCTCGAATGGTTCGACAGCATGACTCCGAATCAGAGTTCGTGAGGCATGAGCCCTGTCCAGTCTGTGGGAGTAGCGATGCAAATGGTATCTATACTGATGGCCATTCGTATTGCTTCTCCTGCGGTCACTGGGACGCTGGCTCTAACTCCGACATCACCACTGTTCACAAGCCGCATCGTCGCATCATGGAACTTACCGGGGACGTTGTTCCCCTTCGGACAAGAAACATCCTTGAAGAAACCTGCCGCAAATTTAACGTTCGCCTTGATCGGGATTCGAAGGTTATTCAGTTTCCCTACTACTCACAATCTGGACAGCTCATCGCGTATAAAGCTCGTGATGTTGAAAAGGATTTTCGGTGGGTAGGAAAGAATGAAGACCACACGCTCTTCGGTCAACAACTATGGGGCCAAGGCAAGTCCATCGTTATCACGGAGGGTGAGTTTGACTGCCTCAGTGTGTTTCAGGTTCGCAACAGCTGGCCCGTCGTCTCCGTCCCAAATGGAGCCCAAGGCGCTAAGCGTGCCCTCCAGCACCAGCTGAAGTGGCTTCTGGGGTTTGAGGAGATCATTCTCCTGTTTGACAATGATGA